GTTGTCTATACCTTTAGATCTTAACATTGCCATCGTTTCTTCATACTCATCAACTCTAGATCTACCAGTAATGATTACATCATCTTTAGAGGGATATACTCCATTGTAATCCCCCATAAAGATAACACCATCAATATCAAATGTATTAATTATTTTCATAATCAGTATGTCCTGCTTGATAGGTATAAGGCAAGTCCTTCGCTTTAGGATTGTTCTTTTTCAATTGTGGTTCAGTCATTTTAGTAAGTTCTCTGCGAGCAAGAGCATCACATTCAAACTTAGCATCTTCAGTTTTTAACTGCACAGGTGGTGTCTTTTGTGTCCAAGCACTTGGACCTCTTAGGAAACCAACTATGTTCATTTCAGCAGCAACCTTACAGAAACGAATCGCTGATACAACTACTCCTCCTGAGTTTGGAGAATCTTGCACAGAAAGTCTAGCAGACATTTCATATCTAGCACCACCAAAACCATAAGCAACAATATCTAAGTTAGCAATCTTATTATCGGATCCAACATATTGTCCTCCTGGTTTTTGGAATACTGTAAGACTTGGTCCAGCATATAAAGTCATACCTGCTGTTGGTTCTCCCCTAACAACATTTTGACCTTTTAAAACATTTTCCTTAGATACATGCTTACCATGTAATCTTTCTTTATATGCCATATTCAAGAAGTCAGTATTTGCTGTTCTGCCTGTACGAATATTTTCTTGACCTTGTGTAGAACCTGCTGCCATATTCATTTGAATATGTTGAGTTACTTGTAAACCAGAATCAATCATTGCTCCTTGTAATACCTCAGATAATCTAGAAGCACCCCAAGCAGATCTCATATCAGATCCTACAATAGTAAGACCTTTATCAATAAATGATTGCTCTACTAGTTTAGACTTTTCAGTTTCAATAAGTGTAGGAATACAGTTTACAAAATGACAGTCAGCATCTAAGCATGCTCCCATATAGAACTCAGTTGCCTTCTCAGAACCGACAGGTAGATAGTTAATCACTACATCTACTTTATGATATCTAAGTTTATCAGCAATTTCTTTTTTAGATAATGCAGTTGATGCACCTGTTCTAAATGATACTGATTCTGGATAATCATACATGTGGTCAGCAACACCATCTAGTATTGGACCTGAGTAAACTTGACTATCAGAACTTATACAAGTATAATCTATTTTTTCCACATGATCCATAGCACAGTTGGGACTTGCTCGTAATGCATCAATTAATGAAGTTCCAACTTTTCTAGAATCAACATCGAAAGCACAAACGAACTTGATATCTTCTACAGTATATCCTCCAATATCTGGATACATTAGACCGACTTTATCTTGGGGATTTTGAGTATAGTATTGTACACCTTCTACTAAACTCTTTGCACAGTTACCGACACCAATAATGGCGACATTTATTTTTGACATATTTTCTCCTTTATATCAGTTTATTAGAGTGTGATATTTGACTGGATCAGAGTAGCACACTATTATTAAATTAGATTCTATTATACATGATTGCACGGAAAAAGTAAAGAACTTTTTTTATTAAAGGAAAGCATCTAAACCAACTTTTTCTCCTGACATCTTTATCAAGTAATTATTAAAATTGTTTTTTATTTCTAGTCTATTATAATTATTAAAATCGGTGAGCCATGATTGTTCTATACCAAACTCCTTGTACATGTTAGGTAAGTCATCATTATCTTCATGCATATTAATCATTTGACCTGTATCAGCACCTGTCCTCATAAGGATCTTATTCTGAAATGTTTTCTTTACACAAGGTGCAGAATGCTCTGATACATTTTCAAAAAAGTTCCAATCCAGATCTGGCCATGCTTCTTTTAGTTTGTACCAACGAGTGTAAGCATCTTGAGTTGGAGTCCCAGGAGCATCTCCACCAGTCTTAATCATTTTCTTATATTGACATAGGTGAGTTTCCATTGTAAATGGACTATTAAAAAAATCACTAACATGTTCATTACAACTCTCTATAAATTCTTGCTCTTTCTTTTTAATCCATTTTATATCACCACTGCTGTACTTGGTTTTGCTATCTAAGTCCATCAGTTCTGGTTTATTATAAATGTAAACTAGTCCAGATCTTACTGACCAATTAGAAGGATCTGTTGCCAACATACTCTTTGGTTTTATATGACGCATGTTAAAACACAACTCATAGAATGCCTGAGTTGTCAACCAACCAGACATACGACCTATTCTATAAATTGACATAACCTCTTTTAAAGCATGGTCGAAATCTTGAAATGTGTTTATCCATGCTCTAAGAGATCCATGTTTTTGTAAAACCTTTTCGTGAATATCTTTTAGGATAGGAATAAATTTTCCCTTATTATATTTTGTATCTTTAGCAAAATGTTGTCTGGCATAATTTTCATTATTCCATTCTTCTAAATGTTTCCAATTAATTTTTTCTATATCAGGAAAGTGTGACCAGATAACCCAAGCCATTGATGATTGGTATGTAATACCGAATAGCATAGAAAAGAAAATCCTTTGCTCATCAGTCATGGAACCTCTCGTCATGTATTCTTCATTATAAGTGTAATGGTCAACATCACGATGCTTCATTCGCCAAGCATATGACCGAAGGCACATCTCTACCCTATTCTCAGGAAGTCTCCAATCTACATATGGTTTGTCTTTATTATCTGGATGTAAATATTTCATTGTCTTTCCCACACATGTTCACTCGTTAGTTTAAAACTACCTATGCATTTAAGATTCCATTCATTTGGAGAAATCATACTAATAAACATTCCTTCATTTCCTTCATATAAATGATAAACATTTCCGACGATAGGAACAAAGTTACAAGTTGCATTGTACATTAAATCTGTATCTTCGGCAAGTTTACATAACCTAAAGTATTCAGTTTTTAATTGTTCAAACTTTGTTTCTAATTGATGTGTAGCATTTACACCACGCTCATTCTTTTTTCCTAAAACATCAGGAACAGTAAATGCTGGTGCTCCAACATTAGTTGGATATGACATTGTAGAAGGACTATCAACCACATTGTCTGGTTTATCTTTCATTCCCTATCACCTTTTGTATAGAGTATCCATTCCCCATATATTTCTATAAGAAATTTCTTCACCCAAGAACATAACTTTTTTATTTCCTCGAACATAGTTAAGTTGTTCTTGTACAGGTGTGAATCCTTGCCTAACAAGGGATGCTCTAACTGTGCTTTCATATTCTGAAAGTATTTTATCTGCCCAATGAAACTCTAGAGATAATTGTTTTATACTCTCAGGAATAATCCAGTCTGGTTCAAACAAACGATATTCTTCACCTTCAACATCGCATTTTAAATGTGTGGGTTTATACTTTTCAAATAATTCATTTGCTTGTACAGTTGAAACCCAGACTTTGTTTTTTCTCATGTTCTTCGCAGCATTACTTTTTGGATTAATTGTGCCTGAGCAAAACTCTTGCTTACTGCCTGTCATATATAAAATTATTTCAGAAATTTCTTGATTAGTGACAGCAGAATTTATTAACTCAAACCTGTCATCATGCTCTAAATTCTTTTTCATTACCTCGAAGTTTTCAGGATGACATTCTACACCAATGTATTTTTGTATTGGTTGTTCGAGTAGCATTCTTCCAAAGCCACCAATGTTCGCACCCCAGTCCATCACTATGGCATTTTCAAGATCGTCAAACTTTGAGTAATTAGCCAGACAGTCATTTACCATATCCTTATCAACATTCAATGCTGATCCATCTTCATTCGTACGAATGTAAGTATTTTTAAATAATCTATAATTCATTAGAAAAAACTCTCCAAGGAACTTGCTTGACTGTCAGGATGATACTGTATCAAAACCTCAGTTCCTAATTTATGTTCAAGAAAATCATACCATTCTTTTTCATCCCACATGCCTGGACTAATACCATTCCATAGTGGTCTTTGTAAAGGATGCTCTTTATTCTTTCTACGAGCAGTTACATATTCTTCTCTCGTTTGCTCATAATCCCAAGAACCAAGTTCTAGCATCTTTTCTCTAAAGTAACACACGAACGATATTCTTTCCGCATTATCATCTTCTAATACCATTGGTGTGTTACCATGTATTCCTTCATGATTATTAATTAACAGCAAATCTCCTGGACGAATATTGACCGCAACTCTATATTCAGGAAGTATTAGATAACCACCTGAGTATTTTCCATTATTAGAAACCACTGTAAGATTAGAGAAACCCTCATGTAAATCACCAAAGTCTCGATGATAAGCAGTTCTAAAAGTTTTATTTACAGTTGCTGTAGTAAACACAGTGCCAGGAATGACAAACTTAGGATCTAGTTTTTCACAAGCAGCAAGTTGTTTACCATAACGAACAGGCAATAACTCAGCAAATCCTTTACTCAACTGTTGAAGAAAAGGGAAGGATTTTTCAAACTTAGTATAGTTGTCTCGAGTGTATGTGGTCGGACGACCAAAGGGAATGCGAGGATAACGATCAAAGTATCCTGCGATACCTGAGAATACTGAGTTAGCATAGGAAGTCAGTGATGTAAGTTTATTATTGACTCGAGTTGCTTCCGCAATCATTTCACTTTGTGGCAAGTGTCGAACCTCTTCAACCCATTCACTAAAGACAAAGTTTTCTTCAGCAACCTTTTGTGCCAACCATACTTTGCCACGACTATCATCCGCAATGTTTTCTCTACCACGATACTTTGCTTTGATATCTTCAACAGGATCTGAACCATCGAGTGTCGCTGATGGTTTCATAAAATACTGTAGTAACTCATCATGATAATTGGTCACCCAATCTCGACTGCCAAGTTTCTTTTCTTTTTCTTTACCTGCTGCCAGACCACGATTCTCAGTACTGGTTGCTGCTTCACGCAAACCAGCATATGCTTCATCCTGTTGTTCTTTCGTAAACCAATTCTTACGAAACTTAAAGATTATATTCTCTTCACTGTTTTCCTCACCCATCGGCATCGGAGCATAGAAATCACAATCATTCTCAATCAACTCATCATAGTCATTCTCATTCCCAAAGAAACCCAGTTTATTCTCACAATCATATTTCTTCGGAGCAGTAATCACTCTTACCATACACTTCCTCCATATTTCAATCGCTTTTTTTTCGTGTTTTTATCAATCTTTTTACAATCATTCATCTTGCTCTTTAGAAAAACAGTAGTGCCTTATGACCAAAATAGCAATAATGGTAGGAATAAAGTAGGCAAGTAATCCTACAACCATTAATGCTTCAGTTACACCTGCACCCATCATTCATTATCCTTCGTCTTCATCCATTGCTTTTTTGCCTCATCAATAGAATGCATTCTATATGTATCCACTTCTTCTTGGCATTTATCCAATGCTCTTTGTATTGCCTTCTTCATAGTGTACAATTCACTTACCCACATTATGTTCAACACTAATCCAATAAAGAAGACTAGACTTAATACTTCATTGCTAAATGTAATATATTCAATCATTTAATTTTCCTTTCTATTGTTAATCTTATCATGTATAGTTCGTATATAATTGCGACTAGCATAAAGGGATAAAGAACTACACCTAAAAATTGTAACATGTATTCCATCATATTTTTACCTCCAAAAAAAATTTTGATACTCATCGTAAACAAACTGCTTGTAGTTTTAGGGGAGTACCTATTACTATTAGATTCTATTATACTATATTTATGGAATAATGTAAAGGACTTTCTTCGTTCGTAAGTCACTGTTTTTACTCTGGAATCTTTTTTATTCTTTGATATATTGAACAACATCTTTATTACATTTATAGCTTACAAATTGTTTTCTAGTTTTAGGGGTACATCATTCTCGAAAAAAGAGAACAAACTCAGAAAAGAGAGAGAGTAAGAGAGAGTGCTCTGAGTTTGTTCAAACTTGTTTTAGATGCTGATGCCTGTTGCTTCTGTTAATTCCACAACATTATCTTCGGATGCCTCTCCTTCTCCAAGTACATCTTCACCAGCATCTATCTTAGTATAGAGATCTACGAATGAGTCTCTAGTATCTTCATCGAAACGATTCACACACATCTCGATTGCTTTCTTCTTATCATCAAAGATCGCATATGCTTTGACTATATGATCTAGACGTCTTGTAGAGATAATCTCATCAACTCCACCATCGAAGAATGTCTTTCTTATCACTTCACTCCAGATGGTTAGATTGTTTGCGAACTCTTCATCCATCTTATTATACTTCTCCATACTCTTCAATAGGATCTTCTTCTCTATTGATTGAGTAGGATATGGCTGTTCAAGAGTAATAGCGAATCTCTCTAGGAATGCTTCATTGAGGATATTCGTACCGATGAAGCGACCATCATCCGATCCCTTGCCCTTTGTATTGGCAGTGGCGATGACATTAAATCCTTTTGCTGGAGTAATCCATGTATTGACTTTCTTTAGATAGACTCCCTTGCCCTCGAGTACTGGCTGTAGACACATGAGTTTATTCGATCCTAAGTCAATCTCATCTAGGAGTAGAGTTGCTCCTCGCTCCATTGCTTCGATCACTGGACCACGCACGAACTTGGTCTCGCCATTTACCAGACGGAAACCACCCAATAGATCATCCTCATCTGTCTCGATGGTGATGTTCACACGAATGAGTTCTTTCTTTCGATTCGCATGAAGTTCTTCCACCATGAGTGTCTTACCATTACCAGATAGACCAGTAATAAACGTCGGATAGAACATCTCAGACTTCACCACTCGCTCTAATGTTGAGTAGTGTCCCCATTTGACGAATCCCTCAAATGAAGTTGGAATAAGATTCTGCTTCTCCATATTGGTAGCAATCAGATTCATT